GGCTATTGGGTGTTATATGGGTCACATGGACTTTTATAGAAGGTGTTTCGACCAAAACCTCAAATATGCCGTTATTTTTGAAGATAATGTCGTTATAAAAGATAAACGTGTTTACCGTGAAATCCAAAATGTTATAGATAAAAAAGGTGATGATTTTGAAATGTGTTTCTTCCATTGCTTATCGCGATACCCTGATGAGGAAAAACCTGACAAAGATGGGATTGAACGTGTAAAATGGATTTCGAGTACCAAGTGTTACCTCGTACACGTCGATAATATGAAAAAATATTATAAACACTTTTTTCCCATTGATAACCACGTCGATATGAAACACGAAGATATTATTGCGCGAGGGGCACGTGTTTACTATAAAGATCTTCGACATTGTTTACACATTGACCGTACGCATAACAGTACAATCGGTCACAGTAATTGGGGTCGACGTAAGTTCTTTTCGAAACGGTACCCTACTGCAACCACCGACGATCTCGAGTATGGTTGGTAAATATATCAATTCCATGGTATATCTTGTGGACGAAACCGACACCCATCTTTTAAAAAATCAACAAACTTTTTAAATTCTGGTTCAGTTATATCTGTATTTTCCATCGAATCGAGTACGTTACCAACATATTCGTTATATTTTACATGATTACCTCTATGCGTAACTCTATTCTCACGTAAATTACCAATTTCACGCGGTAACATGATTATATTCTCACTGGCGTGGATATCATACTTAACCTTTTCGATAATTGGGTGACTCTTGAACTCCTTTGGTATGACGTGATGATCCTCAACGTTACGAACATTCCATCTAAGTTTGAACGTTCGTCTGACTAATGACCCGTATCGCATACTATAGTTTTGAAATACTTCTATACCGAGACGCATCAACGAATCTTCTAATTCATCAACTTCTTGCCACGCCGCAAAACACTCTTCTGATGTTCCCGAAACGTAACACTTTTCATCAGCTTCGTCGAGTGCTTCTGCAAATCTAAACTGAAGACGCGGGTTTTCGAACGTTTGAAATTTGATATTTATTTTTTTACTGTATGTACTTTCGAGAATGTTTTTACGTATTTGATGGCGTTTGTTTTCGGGGGACGGGGGAATTGAAGAAACTCTAATCATTTACTTTTTAACGTGGTATATCTTTAACACGTATGATAGTTTAAAGATTAGATACGTATACTATATACGTTCCCGTAGTGAAATGGTCATCACATAGTCCTTATACTTTTAAAGTATGTCAATTTATGATTTAATTCATAAGTTCGGAGTTAAGACTGCATCCCGGGATCGATACCCGGCGGGAATATCGCTTTTTACATATGGGACACATATGTAAAAATTGTTTTATAGTAATAAAATTCTTGCCTTTTCGGCTTCTTCTTTTGTTTCATATGAACCCATATATTTATTATTTTTAGACAAAAACCACTTTTTTCTATCTTGTCTATAATACAAACACCCGCTACCATTTTTTGTTCTTTTTTGTAAATATGTTTTCTTAATATTATCTGGATTTTCTGTATATTTTTTCTGAAAATTTAATACATCTTCTTTTGTTTTAAATCCACCCCATCTAAGTTTATATGTTCCAAAACTCCAAGAAGTTATATGACCATCTTTTTTTGAACGATTTTCTATTATAAATCCAAGAAGCCCTTTGTTTCTTTGTTTAGCCATTTCTCTCTGATTATTCACCATTAACTGTATAGTATCTTTACTTCTATGTTCCCCTCTCCCACCTCCAGAAGATAGATTGTAACCATTTGGGTATAATGTGTCGTATGTATTGATATAATATTTTTCCATAACACAAAGACTACGGTTATCACCTTCCCAAATTATCTCTTTTTTAAAAGTATCAAAACCGAAATGATTGATCGCATTTCTTAATTCTCTGCAATATGATTTTCCATATTTATGTCCATACATCCTCTTGGTAAATCCCTGTATAGTTTGTCCTATATACTTCTTATTATCTGGTGATGTTAACATGTATATTATACCCATATTACTTTATAATGATATAATATATTTATACCCCACACGAAGGATGTGATTCTAAATCCATTGATTGTCTTGGACTTGGTAATATAATATCAGGTGTTTTTGGACGTGCCATCCATTTTTTTATAGCTTTTGTTACACGTGAATCGTCTTGTATAATTAGAACATTATTTGAAATTATACTTAACCCATTACATACGTCAGGTTTATTTTGTTTATCGGGAAACGTCTCATTAAACGCCTCTATAGTATGACCAGGTATATCCGGTGCTTCATCAAGTAATCGATCGTAATCTAAACGCACTTTATTCACGAAATCTAAAACGTCTTCACGATATTTCGTTTCGAGTGATAATTCCATATCAATATTCCTATAAAATTTTGAATATTGGACGGACATGACTGAGTGTGCTTCCATCATACGTGAAGAATTATTAAACTTTGATATAGATGTAAGTATACCTGCAACAACATTCATAAACGCGAAAAAATATTGAAAAATAACAATTTTTTGTTTTTGTTGACTGGACATGTTGTCACTATCCGGGCTCAAAACTGCAAAACCACCGACACCCGTAATACTCGATATGATTATACATGGGTACGATAACCAATCGTTTTGTTTCTTATAAAACATACGCGCGTGGTTGTGTAACCATCTATATCCGGCAGCCTTTTCGGCCCATCGGATTAGGAGTTGTTCTTGTTTTGGACACCAGTGATGTTGTTCTGAGGTGTTGTCTCCCATTACTCTTTCTTAGAAAATAAATAAGCATACTCCCGTGCCTGTGTATCTACAATCTCGTTCTTTTCGTTACCATTGTGTGCCTTGACCCACTTTACATCAACAAACTCAATTTTACGCAGAAGGTATAACATGTGTACCCATAAATCTTTATTCTTTACATTTTCACCTTTACTCGTTTTCCAACCGTTACGTTCCCAGTTTTTAGACCACTCGAGTAATCCCATTTTTACATAATTACTGTCTGTATATACAGTTACAGTATCGTGTCCTAATTCTATACACTTCTCGAGTGCTTTTATGACCGCGGTCATTTCCATTGCATTGTTTGTGGTTACCTTAGCACCACCTCTACCGATAAATTCGTCTATAACATACGCCCAACCACCTGGACCGGGGTTTCCTAGACAACTTCCGTCCGTGTAGACTTCTATCATACTTACTAGTATATACGATAAAATCTTTATATTTCGACAACGTGTTCCTTTTTATACGGGAAACAGTAATAGTAACATTTAACCACTGGATTAAACAACATACACGAACCAAACACAGTTCCAAAAATTATTAAAAATGTGTATGTTGGTTCCATTTATATAATACACGCGTAATTCTTTATCTTTCAGTTTCAGTATCATCACAACACGATTTTGGACAGAAAAGTGATAAGATTATAACACCAAGTATGGTAAAAGTTACTGATATTCCAACTATAAAATTCATTATATTTATATCACTACTTAAAATTTTAAGTCTCTTTGAAACAAAATGAATAATTATCAGGATTGGGATCCAGTTGTTATCCGTGGTAAAATTGATAAAACGCGTGAAAAAGAAAAATATGTCAAGTTCATGGGACAAGAAATTAGGTTACCGAAACGGGGTCAATATTCGGGAAAATCACCGGAACAAAAACTGGATGAAGCTGAATTGGCCGGTACACATAAGAAAGTAAGTAAAGAAACGGGGTTAACAATCCAAAGGGCACGTGTTGCAAAACAATATACACAAAAAGATCTCGCGGGTCTTATACACGTATCAACAGATATTATCTCTTCATACGAATTAGGTAAATCAATCCCGGATCCTAACGTCATGCAAAAACTGCGTCGAGTTCTGGGTGTTAAACTCTAATCACTATCAATATGAACGATACAATAGGTAAAAAAATTCAACGTATACGTATAGAAAGAAGTCATACACAAGTTGAACTTGCACATAGAATTCGTGAAACTTTAGATACTATAAACAAAATTGAAACTGGTAAAATGGAAGTAAATTGGTATATACTTGAAAAAATACAAAACTATTTTAAGGTTAAACTTTAAAATTTGGTCTAAATTTTAATTTTTAAATTGTAAATTTTATTTATTTTTTAAATTTTTAAACGCTTAATAG